TCGCCTTTAATCATCTCATTAAACGCTGTTGCTGAATTAGCTGGCATACGCTGCCCTTGTGCTTGTGCAACATCTAAAAAATTTTCAAAGCCTTGCCATGCTTGCATACCGCTTGTTTCTGTAACCAAGGTACGCAAATTGTCACGCTGTTGCTTGTTTCCAGCGATTGTAGCGGCAAATTTAGGGCCACCAAACTGGTTTTGACCGCTAGATAAGTTTTGAGTAGTTTCGTTAAAAATACCCTCTAAGTTTTGGCGTGTCCAATCAGGTAACGCATTAGGGTCTTTTCTACGCAACAAATCAGCAGTACGCTTAATATCGGCAGGATATAAAGACACAGGTTTTTGTGGCATTAAAATGTCTGCACCTGTAGCACCTTCAGCTATTTGACCTACTACTCCTTGCTTTAATGGTGTTATTTGTGTCTTTTGAGCTACTTCAAACTTTTGACTACCTTTGGCGTAATCAGGGGAAACAGCATTTAAATAATCATCTAATTGTCGATTAGCAGAATATGTAACCCTTGCGGCATTTTTTTCTGCACCCGTTACAGCGTTCATTTGTTTACTGTATTGGTCATCTAAATATTGTTTAGCGGCTATTAATGTTTTAACCGCATTAGCAGGTTCATTTTTAACCCCATATGTGCCTGTAGAACGAACATACTCTACGGCATCAGAAATTTTAGGGTTAGTCATCATGCCAGCAATATCTGTATTAGGTACGGCTTGTTTGCCAGCTTGTGTAAAGTATGGGCTGACATTACCTGTAACAGACGATTCAGCACCACGAATAACATTTTGCCCTGCTTGCTGTAAATTAAATGGGGTAGCTGATGTAGGCGCACGAGGGCTTACATTTTGCATTAGATTACCAAAACCCTGTTGAACGCCAGCAGGTCTACCAGCCATAAACTGGTTCATAGTGCCTTGGCTTGGTTCAGCTTGCTCTAAAAAGCGTTGGGTAGTTGTTAAGCCACGCTGACCCGATACTTGTGCAATAGCTTCTGCACCTGTAATTGGCATTCCTATGTTTACAGAATTTTTTTGCAATTGTTGAGCTAGGCGCATTTGTTCAGGGGTAACGCCTTTTAAATTGCGGTTAACAATGTCGGCAGGGGTTGACCTTAAACCGCCAACAGGCAAACCAGCAACAGTCATTGCACCACCTGTAGCTAAAAATTGAGCAAGTGGGCTTTCAACGCCAATGCTATTTAATAATTCAGAGGTTGAGCCACCAACAGCACCCTGAAATGCGGTGCGACCTACTTGGCTACCTATTTCTCTACTAGCGGGCAATAATGGCTTTGTTGCTACCGCTTTAGTCATAGAGAATGGGTTTAAACCACCGCCAGCCATCAATTCTGTAGTAAACCCAGCTACCCTACCTACTGGCGATTTAAACTCAGCTTCGGGCGTAATAATGCCTTTTTCGGTCAAAAATGTTCTTGAAGGTGAAGCCGCCCTTGGTATAGGCATATCAGGCGTAGTGGCGTACTGATACAGTCTTTTTACATTTTCGGGTGCGCCTAAGAATATATCTCCAAGACCAGTAACGCCTTTCATCATGCTTTGCGTTAATTTTCTAGGAACGCTGGCATCTTTAGTTTCACCTAAAACGCTGGTGTATTGTCCTGCTTGTATGCCTTCTTCAGCTTTGGCTTCACGATATGCTTCTGCCACCGTTTCAAATTCAGGCGTACCTTTTTTGGCTTCGTTTTTTACAAGCCATTCAGCGTATTCGGTTGCGTTTGCCATATTAAGGTGTAGATTTAGGTTTTATAATTTCATCTGCTTTTTTTCTTACATCAGTTGTAGACTCTCCAAAAATACTTGGGTTTACTTCAAGCTGATAGTAAGGAACAGAATTTGGACTATCTTTAGCCAATGCGCTCATCATTGATTGGTGCTGGTCATAAGTAAATTTAGCGGAGCGTTTAGCGGCATTAGCAAGTATTCTAAGTTCGCCAGCGGTTAAAGATACATCGCCTGACATAGCCCGTTGTGCCAATGCTCCTTCGGATTCTGTAATTGCACCCTCGCCACGCATTTGTTTACGACCTTGCAAAGTAAGCTGTGCCAAACCTTGAATTGCTTGACGAGTATTAGCAACAATTTCTTCGGTTTTATTACCAGTAACGCCCAACATCTGACCAATTTGAGCCAGTTGTAATTTTTGGTTTGCACCTGCGCCTGTAAATATTTTGTTTGTATCTAAAGACTGAATAATGCGGTTTGCGGCATCTGCTTGTTGAATTGCTCCGCTAGTTGCTGTTTTAGATGCAACCAACATTGGGGCAACATCACTAAGGCTTTTATTTATCATATTGCCAAAATCATATTTACTAGCACCAGCAGAGGTTTTGCTTTCAACCAATTGTTTAGCGTATGCCGCTTCTTCTGCTGTCCATGATTTAGGATCGGCTGGCAATCTACCCACAGCAATAGCGTATTTAATAACATCGGGCTGTTTACCTGCGCCTTGGTATAAAGGTTTAAATGTTCCTGCTTCCAATAAAACATCTTCAGGGCCAACCTTAATTGGGCCTTCAGTCATCTTGCTAAATGCAAAATCACGCTGACGCTGTGATGCCTTTGGATTAGCGTACAAGTTTGCGTATGCCGCTGGAACATTAGGTGCTACACCCGCTACAGGGGCTACTTTTCTATATTGAGATGTAAGTTCGCCTTGTGGCCCAATCATGTCAGGCGTGGTCTGCATGGTTAAAGTATTGTCAGGGCCATAAATACCACCCTCAACGGCTGGAGTACCCCGTCTAATCTTTTCAAAGTCAGCAAGTGCTTCGGTTTCACCCTGACGAATAGCTTTTGCTAAATCTATTTGGGCTTGATTAGCTTTTTCAATACCTCTTTGACCCATATAAACATTAGCTAACTGTGCTAAATTTTGTGTCAAGGATGGGGCTACATAACGCCCGCCAACCATCTGACTTTGAGGTTGTTGCATACCTTGTTGCATAAGCATTTCAGCCATCTTTTGCTGACGCAAAATCTGTTGCTGTTGCAACATTTGATCGGGGGTTAATGTTCCAATATCAGCCATTTTTAATTCTCTCCTGTGGTCGTTGTAGGTACTTGACCTCGACCAAATCCACCGTATACATTTTCAGAACCGTATTGCATGATTGCAGGAATAGATTTAGCGTAAACACCTATCTTGCTTGCTAAACTTTGCTGATTTGGGTCTTGCTTACGCAATGCCATTGCTAAAGCCTTTGGGTTCATTCCACCGCCTTGGCTTTGCCCTGCTTGGTTTGCTAACTGGTTCTGCTGGGCTAATGCCGCTTGTTGGTTAGCTTGTTGTTGCCCAAAGTTTTGATATACAGGTTGTAGACCGCTAACATCTTGCATCGGAAGTGTTGGTAGGATGTAAGGATTCATAGTTTTCCGTAATCTACGGCTTTGTAGCCGTCATGTAAGGTTATTACAGCATTTGGATACATTACCTCTACTTCTTGCGCCATCACGCCTGTATGCGTTCCATGACCTGCTAGTGGGTGATCCTTAAACTCAGCTTTGTACTCGTATTCATATACAGGTAAACCATTAGGTAGCCAGCCAATTGCCTTAATATTTTCTTTGGTACGAATATCAGACATTAGTGCCGCACCGCCAAGACTAAACAAACCTTGGGTCATTGCGTTGTTTGCGGCATTCTGAGCATTGGATGCGGCTAACTGTGCGTTATATCCCATCTGTGTAGCACCCAAAATATCAGCACCAGCGGTGTTTGCTTGCATAGCAGGGTTTACAAAGGTTGGCCCTTGAACTTGTGCGCCTGTACGAACCGCAGATAAAGTGTTTAATGGTTCATTTCTAAGGTAGGCTTGCTCTTGTAAGGCAGACTGTCGGGCTTGCTGACCAACACCAAAGCCTTGCGTTGTAGCACCTAAAAGAAGGTCATTCTCACGCTGGGCTTGGTTACGCATTGCTCGGTCATACGCCTCAGAACCTAGTTGAATACCTTGGTTTGCTAACTGCTGTTCTAATTTTTCCCGCCCTTGTTGAATCTGTGGGGCAAGGCGTTGCATATAGGCTTCTTGGTAGGTCTGACTAGGATTGAACCCTGTGCTTGGTAACTGGCTTGTATCAAAGGGGTTATCAAGCATATTGCTGACATAACCCAAACCTTTACCAGTAAGTTCGCCAAGCCCTAAACTAGCTTTGTTTTGGTAATCTAAAAGCTGTTGTTGGGCAGGAGCAAGGGATTGTGTAGCTTTCCACATTGGATTGCCAAACTTATCTTCCCCCGAAACTTCGTACTCAAGCGAACCATAAGGCGTGTACTGATTTACACGATTAGCCGCAATATTAGCCCGTGCCGCCTCTAAGTTACCTGCCGCTGTTTCTCTTGCCGCCCCTGCATAATCAGGTGGTGGTGGCGCACTTCCCCCGCCTTTTCCCATATTTCTCTCCTAAAAATCTACATTTGTCTTTTGTCATTACAAAAAACAGCATATCACCGTCAGGGGAAATGTCGAGTAGTCGAGCGTTTTCCTCAAAACCCAAATTCTTTACAAACCGTATTGATTCTTCGTTAGCCTCTAATACGGGTACTACTATCTTATTTACCCCTAATTGTACAAAAGGATAGTCAAAAATGATATTCAAATATTCGGGGGTCATTTGCCGTGTTATGGCAATGTGGCACATTACGGATACTTTGTTGTAATCCTCGTACCATACCCCCGCACATACTTCACCATCCTTGATCCAGCCTATTGTTGTTGAATTATCAGGCGTAAAAACCATGTTGCAATGCCTAGCAATCCAAGGCCCTACAATTGTCTTATCAACACATAACACCTATAAGACTCCACCTTTTTCCATTACATAATCGGTACTAGCCCAGCGCACATCAATATCTTGCGATGCAATATTAATGCTAATTCCTGCCGCATAGCCTATACCTGTCACGCCCTGCCAATTCTTAGAAATGGTATTACCACCACCCCATTCCACATCATCCCAAAGACTAGTATCCCAAACGCCTACACTAATTAAGGCGGGGTTATAGCTGATCTGTCCTAGTGAACTTTGGGTTTCAAAATCGGTGTTTATACCGCATAGAACGGTCGGTGTGCCGTTATCTACAAATAGGATAGGGCGTACCATTGTGAAGCGTTTTAACTGCCCCCTAGCGTCAAAATAGCTATATGCTTGTTGGCAAGTAGCCTTGATATTGGTGTCGTTGTCCGATAAGCCATCATAGAACTTACCGACAAAGCCGTTACCGCCAAAGTACATATCCTCGTTATGTGACTCAAAGCAGGTAGCATTAATCCCAGTAAAGTTAGCCCATGCCTTAGTAATGTTGTGCATAACAAACTGTTGTTGTCCACCGATCACGGGGATGTTAAATATCAGCATATTGAACTTGGCGTAATACTGGATTTGCCAGCCAAATTCCGTGCTGTAAAGGTCTGCGGCTTCACTTACAGCGTTATAAATCTTGTCTGTAATATTAATTCGTGGGTCTAAGCGAGAGGACTGTAATGCACCCGCTAAAGGTACGATCCCGTCTTGGGTAATTAGTAACAAATCCCCGCCAAACTTAAAGAAACAGCGTCTAGTAAAGACTTGACCCAGTTGCCATACGCCAATTAGCGACCAATCTGTAGGGTCAGATGGATCAGAACCCTTATAAACAATGGCTTCCCCGTTATTAGTAATAAATACAGCGTAATCGTCTACCCCGTAACCTGCGTCTAATGTCCAAGTACCCATCGCCTGAATAAAACCACCCATACGGGCTACACCGCCAAGGTCATAAGAGGTTGCCGCACCACTAATGGAGTTAGCACCTAAATACCAAAAGCGTAACTTATTTTTTTCTACAAAATACAGGCGTTCTTTGTGTAAATTAACATGGGCTAAGTTAGCAGAATCAACACCAGTAATAAATTTAGCGACTGTGTATGACCCCAATGGGCTTGCTGGGCTAGTAGCTGGTGCTGAAAGTGCTGTGTAGGTAAAGGTCGTGCTGTTTGTAACGGTAATTCTGAAAGTGCCGTTATAGGCGGCTGGGCTTGCACCCGTAATGGTGACCTGATTGCCTGTTACTAGACCATGTGCGGTGCTAGTTACTAGCGTACAAGTAGTGCCTGATGAGGTTAGGTTGCTGATTGTTTGTGCGGTGCTGATATTAGCGTACTTAACCCAAGTCGTACCATCATAAATAAGGGCGGCATCCGTTCCATTAACTGCGGTTAGGAAGTTACCCCCTGCGGTAGACGCATTGACAAACTCCCAACGGTCGCTTCCTAGACTTGTTACGACTGATGTAGCCGTACCACCGCCTGTAACCTCATAAATAACGCTTCCAGCACTAGCAAACAGCTTTTGGGTATTACCCCCTGCGTAGTTCATTAAGGTGTCTACTTGCCCTGTAATGCCTGTGGCAAATCGGGTATAGCCTTTTCTTAGCTGAATTTGGGATGGGGTAGGAAAAAAGTTCTCCAAAACCACCGCATCTAGCGGGTTCATTTCGGCAACAGAATCCCTAGCGTTCCACCCACCAATCGGGGCGGCAACAGAAGCGGTAGTAGCTGAAAACTTCTTAGCAACAGGCATAGTTAGCTACCGTAGCCTGTGTCAGGAATATTGGCGTAACCAATAAGCACCTTGCTTGGGTACGGTGCAAACGATAGGGTAGCTGAACCCTTGTCGTTAGCTTTGGCAATACTAAGGTATCGCATATAGTCTTGCATTAAAGCGGTCGTATCAAACGACTTGACTTGGAAATACTTGAGTTTTGTCGCTAAGACTAATACGGTGTCATCCAATACGGTTGTATCGGTATCAACGGTAAAGCTGTTTTTGACTGCTCCAGCGGCACTTCTAGCCCAGCCCTTAGAACGATACTCAAAACCTAAATATTCCTGTGTGTTGTAAGGCGGCCAAATTTGGAACTGACTGCCTAAGATACGCCAGCGAATCCGTGGGCCTGTTGAGATATAACCCGACTTTAGCCACTGCCATTGTTGAGCATCTTCAGGCCCCAACATTTGCCAGTGTTTTGTCTTATCCCAGTGAGTGTTGTCCGTAATGGTTTCAAAGTCAGGGGGTAAATCGTACTTGGTCTGTGAGAAGGTAACAGTTCCACCTACGCTGGTAGCCGATGCAAGCTGGCTAACAGTTACGGTAGAACCTGCCACGCTTTCTACATAAGTATCTTGTGGAACATTAGTACCGACTACTGAGTAATTGCTGTTTAGACCCGTGACATTACCAACATTCAATAGATTGTAGGTATTGTTAATCGTGTCGCAGGTCGTGGTAATCGCTGTGGTGTAGAAACGGTACTCTATTTCCAAAGCTTGCCAATCATGCTCCTTAACCAAGTCAAACCCAGCACGGTTCATCAACGCTAGGACTTGTTGCACATCCTGATTGGTGTTACCTGCTACATAGGTAGGAACGGCTAAGTTTAG